TTAAATATATATTTTAAATTTTTCTACTACTACACCACATATATGGAAGCGTTGGGACATTTCAATAATCGGATAACGGTTATTCAGTGGTTTCAGATAGTAATGGCTACCCTCACGGATATACTGCTTGAACATGGCTTCGCTATCATTTTCACGCACAACAACAAAACAGCCGTGTTGTACAGGCTGTTCCGGTTCAACAACAATTTTATCGCCCGGTGTAAATTCAGGTTCCATACTATCACCTTTGATTTCCAGCGCAAATGCTTGTGCTCCCGGCTTACGTAATGTTGGAACCCAAATATTGCCAGCTGCAGTTAAAGCTTCTTTGTCCCTTTGTGTAGCTGCATCTATCCACGTCAGCAGGGGTACTTTGTAACCATTAAACAGAATTTCGTTAGCTTCAAATGAACCAATACCAAAATGCTCTGGCTGTACTACGTCAGCAAAATATGAGACTAGTTTATCAATATGCGCTTTATCAACCCGGCCAGTTTGAATCCAACTGGTTACAGAAGGTGGCTTTATGGCAAATGCGCGAGCCACATCAGCCTTACGTACGCCTTTGAGTTCAATTGCGGATTTAATTGCCTCACCTAGTTTTTTACCTGTATACATGATCATCCTTAGTTTTTACCTAATCTTATTTAGTCGCAATATAATTAGGCAATGAATTGCAATTTGTTAGTTAATGGCTTATTATAATGCCTATTTTAATGTGTAATTATACTTTTTACTTACTGATATCTATTTTTTTATAAGGCTAATAGCGAAATATATTTATTAAACTACAATATTATACTTGCCAAAGTTTTGATTTTAAAATACACGGCTACTGCCCACAAGGGAGAAAGATATGATTTTACTAAATATTTGTTAAAGAGAAATTTAATCTGATTATATTTATAAGGTATTAGCGAATCAGAAAAAAGTCCACATTTAGTTAAATACTACTTTAATTATTAAGTATAACTTAAATGTTTTTAGCACATCACTTAGATAAGGTGTATCTATGACAGACTATAAAATAGAAGTTGATCTGGCAGAAAATGTATTGCGTGCTTATGAGTACTGTATGAGAGATACTGTCAAAAAAGGGCATTGCCGAAGTATAGAATGGAAATATCAGGCTGCTACTCCTGCCAAAAACAATCAGCAAGCACTTTATCCTACTTATCAGCCGGAAGTATATGATATGGTAAAAATTACAATGGGAAACCTGTTTTACAAAAATCGTGAAGCATTTTCTACTTTATCAAGCAAATATTGCAAATTAAGCCCTTTATATAAACGTCAGAATCAGAATACTGTCAAACGCAATCAACGCCGGCGCTATTCCAGTAAAGACTGGAATCAGGCTATTGAGCAAAGTTTGTGGCTTTTCTGGCAGGAAATGAAACTTCAACCTCAGTTTGAAAAATATTTTCGTTATACTACTTGACGAATTTGGTTAAAATAAATTATAATAAGTTAAGATTTATAGGTATGCTTCACCTTGAACAGCTGATAGACAAAGTTCCCGAAAGGGAGCTTTTTTGCGCCATTAGAAAGATATTCTATCAAATCAATGCAGTGGTTATCAATTTGGTTATTAAAAGCTTAAGGCTATCATTTTAAAATTATTTTTTTTGGATGAATCTTGTATTTAGGTAAAGACTTTATTTCAAAATTGCGGAAATTTACATCATTGAGACGAAGTTTTTTATTTAACTTATTTTACAAATATTTAAGGATAAAATGCATCTTATAAACAAAAAGGAATTGATTCTGGATACAGCCATTGGTTAATAGTTAGTTCAGTAGATTCTTACAGTTTGTGATTATGAAATAGATGTACTTAATTTTCTTGCGTACAGAGACAACGCTAATAGTAGTTATAAGGTTTTATGTATATTCTTAAATCAATATTAAATTTGAAAACTAACCCGATTTACAGCTTTAGCTGGTGGGTATGTTAATTGAATTGCCTATTATATTTGAGTGTACATACATATAGGTATTATGAAATAAATTATTAAATGTGAAATGATAGAAGACAATTTAATTAGATTTTTAAAGTAAATATTTCCAAATATTGAGCTGAATACTAGATATAGCATTCAGCTGATCATTTGCAATAAAATGATAATTGCTAATTATCATTAACGTACTTATAAAAATCCAGCTTTGTAAACGACTTGTCCGATAAGTTCAATGTCACTTAATGATACAACTTCATCGGGGTATTCATAGTTATTATAACTTTTCAAACGTATTTTCTTATTTGGTAAATTTTGCAGAATTTTGATTCTAAACAATTCTCCTTGATTAAAAGCGTAGATCTTACCATCGATTGGTTTTTTTTTGGAAATATCAATAATGAATTTATCGCCATTATTTAGTAGATTCTGCATGGAATTCCCGCTCATGGTGGCGTAAACCAGATTCTCTGTCTGCAAATTATGTAGATTCAGATCTGCTCTTAAAATAGATAAATGAGTTATTCCTAAAGTAGTGCTTTGCCTAAACAGAGGAGGTATATCAATTAGTGTACCATTGTTGTTACTGATGCTGGATATGGTTATAGCTTGCTGAAAATTCAGTATTTCCATGATTTTATTTACTGTTTCTAGTCTGGGTATGACTTTACCTAATTCATATCTGGATATCAGGGATGGGGTAATGCTGGTCTTTTGGGCTAGTTCTTTCTGGGAGAGTCCGGCTTCCAGTCTGGCAGCTTTAAGTTGTTCGGCAAATTTCATAATGGAAAATAATATGTTAATAAATAAATTTAATTCATAAAATGGCAAAAAAATGGTCAAAAATGGCCATAAAGTGCTTGTAATTATCTTTTATAAATTTTAAGATAGCCATATATGGTTATAGTTGATAACCAGTAAGGGGTATATTACCTTAAATTATATAGAGCCAAAACTGCTACTTAGTTTTAACTGAAAGTATTTGTAAATAAATTCAACTTAAATTAACAATTAATACAAGGTGAAAATATAAATTTTTAAATATATTTAACAAAATTAGTATGTGAAATGGAAATACCTCAAAGGCTGCCACCTTTGAGGTATTAGGTAAACAAAAATCCCAAGATTAAAATAGGAGCTTTGAATTGAATAATAGTATCACATTTGTTTCTTTTTATGGGAGTAGCTTGGCTACAGTTAAAGTTAAAAATACAATTTACGTATGTATGAAATCAGTGATTAACGGCATTGGTCTGGACTGGTCTACTCAGCATCGTAAATTAAAGGGGTGCTATCAAAAATACGGATGCGGATTTTTATCTATCCCGGTTAAAAACGGCACCAAGAAAATTCTGGCGATTCCACTTAAAAAATTGCCTAACTGGCTACAGAGTATCAATCCGAAAAAGGTTAAAGATAATCTGAAAGAGCTGGTGCTGACTTATCAGCGAGAATGCACTGAGGCCATTAATACTCACTGGCGCAAGCCACGCACTGCGAAAAAGCCACGTTTTCCAGAAACGGCTGATAATAATGGCTGCTCAGGTTTGTTGCCTAATCAGATTTCTATTATCAAGGCTTTACATAGGCAGCTTGTATTATCTGTGGCTAAAGAAAAACAGGCTGAGCTCGCAATCACCTTATGGCAGGCTGTGCAAACCCGTTATGGTGTAAGTTATGATAAGGTACCATCCTCAAGATTTGTTGATGTTATTTGCCTGTTAAGCCGCGTTGCAGTCAAAAAAGCCAGTATCAGTAGTCCAGAGTCGAATAAAAACGGTGGTGACGAACTTGGTGTTCCATCTACAGCGTTGGCCAGTTTATATGAATCATTTGCCTGTTCTCAGAAAATGCGTCTGATGTATGAGCATTTATTTCCGGCTTTACGTATTCTGGGTAGTAAATACGAATCGCAGATTCATGAATTTGCATATGAGATGGATCGGATATTTAATAAGTGTCATAAGGCTTTTTTACCGTTGTTTGAAAAAATGCCAGAATCTGAAGCTAAAGAATCGGCACGCAATCATCTGGCCAAACTGATGTAAGGATCGGATTGACTTGTATAAAAATTGCTCTAAGCTTTAGTCATACCTTGAAAGCTTCTGAAAATCAGTCTGTTCAAGGTATGGCTATATACAAATATCTATTCAATATAAATTCATTTATATAAATGCATAATGGTTATATTTTGAAAAATGATTTTTTTGTATCAGAGTAAGGAATAAAAGAAAGTTTGAAATAAATTTAAAAATGATGAATAAGAAATGCATATTCTAATATTAATGGGTATTAAAACTGGTTTTTAACCAGTTTTTTTTGTTTTTAAGGATTTGATGGTTGATTTATGAGAAATGTGGAATTGGTATTACAGCTACTTCATTCATTGCTGGATTTAAGATTTTTGCCGGATAAATTGCAACAATGGTTATTTTGTACAGGCACCCGTGTTATTACAGTTACCAGTGCGCTGATTATGATAGGTTTTGCTGGTATATTTTTGCTGGGTGGCAGCGATGTTTTTGATCTTAAACTGTATAAAGGCTTTTTGTTATTGCGTCCTTATACTCTGGCGGTGTTATTGATTGGGGTGGCATTGTTACAGTTAATTGTGGCGATATTTAAATCCTACCGTTGCAGTGTGTTTTCTGGCTATTTACTGATTTTATCTGCGCTGATATGGGCCGTAATATCGGCTACATTCTGGGCATCATACCCACCGTTAACAACAGGTATGACCACTTATCCTGTACTAACTGTAGTATGTGCTCTAGCGGGGCGTAATTTGATCAACTACACAAAACGGGTTGAAGATTTGAAACATAAAGGACGATAAAGTATGGAGTTAGTGAAAGATGCTTTTTCGGTCTGTATTCTATTTGCGCTGATGGGTGGATTGGCTGGTTCTTTACTGGTTACAGATTACAAACGCTATGGCTGGTTTATGACAATTTTGTTTGTCTTGTTGGGAATGATATTTGCTGCCGCAGTAACTGATTATTTCTTCCCGCAGAATCATCCGTGGCTTTTTGCCGGAGTGGGGGTATTTGCAGGTATGTCGACCACATCATTTCTGGATGCTTTCAAGGCTGCTGCACCGAAACTGGCACAGCGCATAATTAATATTGTTAGCAAAAAAGCAGAGCAGTTTGTTGGTAGTGATGAATCAACAAAAGAATAACTATAAATTAAGTATCAGGCAGCCTGAGGGCTGCTTTTTTGGACAATTAATATGTATAAATTGAGTATTCGATCATTGCAGCGTTTATACGGGGTAGATGTCAGTCTGGTCAGGGTAGTTAAGCGGGCAATTGAAATTACTAGTCAAGATTTTATGGTGACTGAGGGGCTGCGCACTTATGAACAGTGCTGTATTAATTACGGCAAAGGTCGAACCGCGCTGCAATGCAGTGTGAAAGGGGTGCCAGCAAAATATGCGCAGCCGGGCTTGAGTAAAGTAACATGGTTAAATAACCCGTTTGCAAGTAAACATGCTACCGGTAAGGCCATAGACTTGGTTCCTTATCCGGTTGACTGGAATGATCTGAAAAAATTTCACATGATAGCTGTAGCTATGAAACAGGCTGCTACAGAGTTGAAAGTAAAAATTGTATGGGGTGGCGATTGGAAATCCAGTAAGGATTACCCTCATTTTGAGGTGTGACAAATGAATTTAGTCGAATTTATCTGATAAACCTGATTCTTTTAAAACAGGCTGAATATGGTACGCAAGTGGTAATGATTGTTTGATATTCTGATTAGAATGAGATGAATTTAAACAGATAGTTTGCTATTTATTATAGTCTATTCATTAATCATTTTTGCAAACAGATTGTAATTTAACTTTATGAGTAAGGATTTATTCTGATGATATATGCATATAATATTGTTTATCTCAGGAGAGTGAATTTATTAATATGAGATTTGTTATGCTGATTAAATGAATTCAATTTAATTTCAAATTGTTAAAAATATTATATTGACGTATATTAAATGAAAGGCTATAATTTGATTCATTGATAGGTATGCTTCACCTTAAACAGCTGATTAAAGAGTTCCCTGATTGGGAGCTTTTTTGCGTTCTGAGTAGATGGAAAGCTGAATATAGTATAGGGTAGTTAATGAATCTGGATATCGTGTCTGAATAAACAGACGGGATAATTGGTGGAGGCGGGGGGAATCGAACCCCCGTCCGAAAGTCCTCTACAGAGCGATCTACATACTTAGTCTTGCCAACTTCGAATCTTATTTACAAACCGCCGACAGACAGGCTGTTTGTAAACCAGTTGCCGTAAATCTCGTTCAATGCCAGACAACACGACATTAAACCAGCCAATGTAAATGTCGTTGCGGTGAGTTGCCTCACACGGCCCATTGGCGAACCGTTGCAACGTTTAGCCTTAAGCGGCTAAAGCGTAAGTTTCGTCGTTTGCGACTATATAAATTCAGTGTTTTACGGGAATCTGAGACCCCGGTATGCACGCATCTGCTTTGCAACCCCCGTCGAAACCAAGGTCGCCCCCAGATGGTTTGCCAATTATACTTTATTTTTGGTGTATGTGCATAGTCATAAAGTTTTAAGCTGATTTTAAGCTAATTACTACCATCAATCGGCATTTAAAAATCAGACTAAAAAATAAATTTAAGAGGAAATAATATCTATTTTAATCAGCAAGTAAGTAAGTAAAAAATTTCATTGGCATTTTATTCATTCGTCTGAATAAAAACTGCTAATAATTGCTATTGCTATGAGTGCTAATTTCCAATAAACTAACATATAGTTACATTTCTTATCAAAATGGTTGATGAGGCAAGCTGTCCGGCTTCTGGATAATCGTATAATGTTAATTAAGGAAAATACATGGCTTATTTAGCGAATCTGAATGAGGTTAAGAAAATCGTTGATGAGAACGAAGCAAAGAAAAACGATAAATATAAAATTTATGTTGGAGAATCCCATGAATGTGTTGCTGTTGTAAAATATTTTGCAAAAGCACCACATACCACAATCTGGAAAAAAGGAGCCAGAGTTAAAGGTAATAACAGTATTCGGCCTGGTACCGCGATTGCGACATTTGATAGTAGGGGTAAATATTATGGTCATGCTGCAATATATATTAATCAAACCGCAGCAGGTATTAATGTGTATGATCAATGGAACGGTATGCCTTTACATTATCGTCCGATTTTTTTCAAAGGTCACAGTTATGTTTCTAATGATGGGGATCAATTCTATGTTATCGAATAACAGAAAAATAGCGATATTATTTACCAGTCTCTTACTCAACATAATATCAATTAATTGCTATGCTCAGACCCCTGTTGTGAGTTGCCCCGCAACTTTTTCTGATGAACACGGAACTTATCCGCTTATTAATGTCAGCCTATATGATGGTCCAGTATGTATGAAAGCAGCATTAGTGCCTGAATTTAAAAAAGATAAACAACTATGGGTTCTTGATACACTAATGGATCCCTCTTTAGTCTGCAAGTATGACGGAACTAATCATTACATTGTTTTTGATGCTAAGGGGGCAACTTATTGTGAAAAAAAAGGAGTGCCAGTGCAGGCACAATGTATGCAATAACAATTTTCTGCTAAGTACTTAAGCTGTTAGTGAAAACGGGTATTTTATCTGCTGCCTCTTATGTCTATAACATGGTTTTGATGTGATACATCCTAATCAAACAGCAAGGGGTATTAGTGTTTATGAACAATGGAATGGACAGTTCTTGCAGAATCGTGAGATTGAATTCAGAGGGTGGGGTTATGTTTCTAATGATGGAGATCAATTTTATGTTATCGAATAACAAAAAAATAGCGACATTATTTACTAGCCTGTTACTTAGCCTATTATCAATCAATTGTCATGCTCGGACCCCTGTTGTGAGTTGCCCAGCAACTTTTACTGATAAACATGCTGTTTACCGCCTCTTTAATGCTAAGTTATTTAATGGTCCATTATCTGAAAGGATGAACTTAGTTCCTGAAATTAAAAAAGAAAAAGCTATATGGGATATTGACCCACGAATGGATCCTTATTTAGTATGCGAGTATGCCGGAACCAGACATTACATTGTTTTTTATGCTAAGGGTGCAACTTATTGTGAAAAAAACGATGCACCAGTGCAGGCAAAATGTATGTCATAAAATTATGCTACAAACCACTTAATCTGTTGGTGAGAAAAATAGCTTTATCTGCTGATTGTTATGCTTATGATATGGTTGTAATGTGATATATATCAATCAAAAACAAGAGATCAGTGTTGATGAATAATGGAAGGGACAGCCATTGCAGACTCGTGAGCTTGAATTCAGAGGATGGGGTTATGTCGCAAATGATGGAGATCAATAGTATGTTATTGAATAATAGAAAAATAGCCATATTATTTACTAGCTTGTTACTCAGCATAGTATCAATCAATTGCTATGCTCAGACTCCTGTTGTGAGTTGCCCAGCAACTTTTTCTGATGGACACACTATTTATCACCTTTATCATGCCAAGCTATTTGATGGTCCTGTATGTAAGAAAGTACAGCTGAAGCCAGAATTTAAAAATGACAAAGATATATGGGTTCTCGATACAAGAGTGGATCCCTCCTTAGTCTGCATCTATGACGGAACCAATCATTACATTGTTCTTGATGCCAATGGGGCAACTTATTGTGAAAAAACCAATGCACCAGTGCAGGCAAAATGTATGCAATAACAATTTGCTGCCAAGTACTTAAGCTGTTAGTGAGAACAGGTATTTTATCTGTTGCCTCTCATGTTTATAGCATAGCTTTGATGTGATGCATCCTAATCAAACAGCAAGGGACATCAGTGTTTATGAACAATGGAAGGGACAACCCTTGCAGATTCGTGAGCTTGAATTCAGAGGGTGGGGTTATGTTTCTAATGATGGAGGTCACTTTTATGCTATCGAATAACAAAAAAATAGCGACATTATTTACTAGCCTGTTACTTAGCCTATTGTCAATCAATAGCCATGCTCAGACCACTGTTGTGAGTTGCCCCGTAACTTTTTCTGATGAACACGGTACTTACCGGCTTATTAATGTCAGATTATTTGATGGTCCAATCTGTAAGAAGGTTGAGTTAGTGCCTGAATTTAAAAAAGAAAAATTAATATGGATTCTCGATGCACGAATGGATCCCTCCTTAGTCTGCCTGTATAACGGAACCAATCATTACATTGTTCTTGATGCTAAGGGGGTAACTTCTTGTGAAAAAAAGGTGTGCCAGTGCAGGCAAAATGTATGTAATAACAATTTGCTGCTAAGTACTTAAGCTGTTAGTGAGAACTGGTATTTTATTTGCTGACTCTTATATTTATGACATAGGTATGATATGATATATGTCAATCAAACTGTAAAGGGTATCAACATTTATGATCAATGGAACGGTAAGCCGTTAAAAAGTTGTGAGATTGGGATGGTATGTTTCAAATGATAGGATTAAATTTTATGTTATTGAACAACAAAAAAATAACGATATTATTTACCAGTCTGTTATTCAGTCTTTTATCAATCAATTGCCTTGCTCAGACTCCTGTTGTGAGCTGCCCCGCAACTTTTTCTGATAAACACACTGTTTACCGCCTTTTTAATGCCAGCCTATATGATGGTCCAATAACTAATAATGCAGAGTTAGTTCCTGAATTTAAAAAAGAAAAAGCTATGTGGAATATTGACCCGCGAATAGATCCTTATTTAGTCTGCGAGTATGCCGGAACCAGGCATACCATTGTTTTTCATGCCAGGAGTGCAGCTTATTGTGAAAAAAGCAAAGCGCCAGTGCAGGCAAAATGTATGCCATAACAATTCGCTGCAAACAATTTAAGCTGTTGGTAAACAAGATTGGCTTTATCCGCCAGCGCCTATATTTATGATAAATTCATGATGATTTGAATATCCAATCGCCTGCCAGCTGCTTTTTTACGTTCCTTATGGTGCTGATCATTAGCAAAATATTTGTGTTATACAGGAAATTATACGGATAGAGATGAATACTTTGCTGTTAGTTACTGTTAATTGATTGTTGCATAATTTGATTTTGTAGAGAATTCAGATATGGATTTTATGCTGGCCGACAAGATGGCAGGAAATTATCGATGTTGGCGGCATTGATTTATAATTTGCATTATTTTGTTTGGAATGAATGCTGTTATGTATGATGTCAATACGGATGATGTGCGCCGTTTTTTCGCTGATGTGTGGCGTAAGCGTCAGCAGCCGCAGTTGCTGGATGCTTTACAGCAGAAGGCGTTGCGGATTATTGCTGCACATACTGAGTATGCGCCCTATCTGGAAAATGTTGAACAGTTTTTAACCCGGACATGGCGGCCGGAAGAGGGGGAAACAAATCCTTTTTTGCATTTGTCTCTGCATTTATCAGTACAGGAACAGGTAGCGATTGATCAGCCGTTTGGGATTGCAGCTATTCATCAGCGCTTGTGTGAGCAGTATGCGGGTGACTGGGTGAAAGCAGAACACGATATGATTGAGGCACTGGCAGAAACAATCTGGCAGGCACAACGTTATGGTCAGGGGTTGGACGTGAATGTTTATATGACGCGGCTGCGCAGTCTGATAGGTTTGGGACAGGAAGATGAGGCGCGTTTAAATCCACATGAAGTTGGACAGTTTTCTGATAAAGAGATTTGAATTTGCTCACGCATTGATTATGATTTATTGTTTCACTCATCTGTGTTGACCAGCTGTAATTATGGCTGGTTGCTAATGTGGGAATTATTTTCAATAATCTTTAATCAGGGGATAAATATGTCTTTCTGGGCAAGTAATGCAAATGCTCTATTGCTGTTGTTGTTTGTGGGGTTAGGTATTGTGGGACATAATCCTTCAGTAACGATTTCAGCGTTAATTATTTTGTTGATACAGCAAACGCCGTTATTAAAATATGCACCGGTACTGGAAAAATATGGGGTACAGTTGGGTATTATGCTGCTGATGATTGGTGTACTGGCTCCTTTGATTACAGGCAAGGTGCAGCCGGCACAGATTGCTGCGCTGGTAACCAGTTGGAAAACCATTGCTGCTGTGGTAGTAGGTACAATAGTGGCCTGGCTTGGCGGGCGTGGGGTGCAGTTGATGCAGGTTAATCCGTCAATTGTGACTGGGTTGATGATTGGTACTATTATCGGGGTGGCCTTTTTACGCGGTGTGCCGGTAGGGCCTTTGATTGCAGCTGGATTGCTGTCGCTGATTTTGTAAGTGCTGTGTTGCTGAAGTTCTTGCCAGAAAGCCACGCTCTCGTTATAATGCGCGCAATTCCATTCTCACGGAGAGGTGGATGAGTGGTTGAAGTCGCACGCCTGGAAAGCGTGTATACGTGAATAGCGTATCGAGGGTTCGAATCCCTTCCTCTCCGCCAAATTTATTATTTAAAGCTGCCTGAGCAGCTTTTTTTATGAGTATTATATTTAATGTTATTGGCATAAATATTTTGTGTTTACTTTAGTCTACTCTTTATTAATATTCTGGCACTTGGGTTGGTTATATTGATTTTATGTGTGACTTTGTAGCTAATATTTGTTTTATTTATTATTTTTCTGGCAGGTCTGTGTTGTAATTAATTTTAGCCGCTAAAAAACTACGCCCTCACAATTTTGGTTGTGAGGGTTTTTTTGTGCCCGCTGGATTGTATGGAGAATATCGGATGAATTTAACCCGTTCTGTTCTGAACAATGTGCAGACATATCTTGAGAGAGCCTTGCCAGATTATTCGGTACAGTTGATGCCGAATAATTTTAAGGATTATCAGTTTATTCATCCGCTTGGGGCGGTATTGATTGGCTATCAGCGTAGTAAATTCAAAAAGCCGTGCAGTACTGACCTGATTACGCAGGAAAGGCGCTTGCAGTTGCGTTTCGCGGTTTTTGCTCGTTCTCTGGAAAATGAGAAGGGTGTGCTGGATTTACTTGATTCTTTACGCTTGGCTTTGGTGGGATTTCAGCCTGACCATTGCCAGCAAATCCGGTTGTTGAGTGAGCGCTTTCTGGGGGAGGCCGATGGGGTTTGGCGATATCGGTTATGCGCTCGCACTGAGACGCTTCAAGTGGAGCAGCGTCCGGTGGTTAATCAGCAAAATCTGGTCAAATCTATACCGACTCGTGGTGAGATTAAGACCAAAGCTATTTCACAATCTGTAACTTCGAAGGAGTAATAATCATCATGGCAGCAGCTTATTTGCATGGTGTTGAAACAATCCGTATTGATGGCGGCAGTAGTCCGGTCTATACCGTAGATGGGGCGATTACAGCGATTGTTGGTACGGGTATGTCTGGTGCAGTAAATGAATTGACGGTGTGTCAGACAGTTAAGGATTTTAGTCAATTTGGTTCTGTGACAGGAGCTGGTTTTACTTTGCCTGATGCGGCTAATATTTGGACGCGTTATCAGTCTGGTGTGGCTTATGTAGTGAATGTGCTGAATCCGGCTAAGCATAAAACGGTTGTTGATTCTGAGGTACTGGTTATCGACAGTGATACGTTGATGGCCAAAACGGCGCATCCGGCCTTACAGTCTGGCTATAAAGTACAGGCAGGGACTCAGACTTTGTCTGAGGGTTCTGATTACACGCTTAATCTGGAAACTGGTGAGCTGACTTTTGCTCAGATGCGTTCTGATGTATCGATTGCTTATACCTATCTTGATCCGAGCAAGGTAACGGTAGCGGATATTATTGGCGGCTATGAAGCGGCAACCGGTAAGCGTAAGGGTATGGAATTGCTTACTGAAGGGTTTACGCGTCTGGGTGCGGATGCAAAGATTTTGATTGTGCCGCAATATGATGCAGATGCAACTGTGGCCGCAGCGATGGTAACGCTGGCTGATAAGCTGGACGCAATTGCCTATATTGCTGCGCCGAAAGGTACTACGCTGACTCAGGCTATTCAGGGACGTGGTTCGCTCGGAAATATTAATTTTCAGACTTCTTCTGACCGTGCGCAGTTATTTTATCCGTATGTTACTGGGTCCAGTGGTGAACTGGAAAGTCTGGCCACACATGCTGCCGGTTTACGTATGAAAACTGATGTGGAGCAAGGCTATTGGTTCAGTATTTCCAATCGTGAGCTTTTGGGTGTAACGGGTATGGAGGTATCGCTGACAGCACGTATTGATGATCCGCAGGCGGAAACTAATCGTCTGAATGAAAAAGGTATTACTACGGTCTTTAACAGCTATGGTACTGGTTTCCGCTTATGGGGTAACCGTCTGGCCTGTTTCCCGACTGTGACGCATATCAAGAATTTTGAAACTGCACAGCGTACTGGTGATTTGATTGATGAGTCGATTCGCCGTGCGCAGTTACAGTATATTGATTTGCCTATTGATGATGCGCTGATTGACAGTCTGCTGGGTACGGTACGTACTTATCTGGGTACGCTGAAGAGTATTATTGGTTTTAGTGTGAATCTTGATTATGACTATGATCTGGCTGATGCTTTCAGTAAAGGGCAGGTGCCAATCAAGTATGACTATACCCCTAAACTGCCAGCAGAACGTATCACCAATACCAGTGTGATGACCCGTACTTATTTGGCTAATTTGATTAGTAACCAGTCTGCCGCTTAGGAATTAGTTATGACAGAATTTAATGCAATTTATAATGCCAATGTTTATGTTAATGGTAATAGTCAGTTAGGCCGTGCCAGTCAGTTTAAATTACCGGATATTTCTGTTGGACAAACAGAAACTAAAGGATTAGGGCTGGTGGGTTCGGTGAAGCTGCCCAGTGGTATTGAGGCGCTGGAAGGGGAAATTACCTGGAACAGTTTTTATCCCGATGTATTTACTAAGGTTTATAATCCGTTTAAAGCATGCCAGCTGATGGTACGTGCCAATGTGCAGGCATTTAATGCTTCCGGTCTGGCCGCAGAAGTACCGATGGTGGTGATGGTGATGGCTACGTTCAGCAAGAATCCGTTAGGCACTTATAAACCAAAAGAAAAGGCAGAATTTGCCAGTACTTTCCAGGCTACGGAAATTCATCAGACGGTTTCAGGCCGTGAGGTTTTGTATTACAACGCGTTTACTAATCAGTATCGGGTAAATGGTGTGGATATGCTGGCGCAGATGCGCGCGAATATTGGTATGTAATTTATTTTCGATTTGAAATAATGTAGTTGAATGCTCACGCTGATTATCAGGGTGGGCATTTTTTATGGTGGAAATGTTTTTCTGCGCTGAATGAATTTCGGCGTTATTAATGATTCAAGGAATAGATATGGCACAAACTGAAGCGCAACAGCTGCAAGAACAATTGGGTACAGGTAAGGTTATCAAGTTGGTAGAACCGCTGCAAACGCCCAATGGTGTGGTAACGGAACTGACACTGCGTCGGGTACGAGTTAAGGATTTTAAACGTGCCGCTGAGCAGTATCCGGATAATGTAGTACTGCAGGAAGCTCTGTGTCTGGCTATGGCCTCAGGCTTGCAAAGTGAAGATTTTGATGAGCTATCGTGGGAGGATTACGCGCTGGTGCGTCAGTTTTGTCTGGGTACTCACTGATTGGGATGGTTTTTATCAGGCTGCTGCGGATTTAGCGTGGTGGTTTGGTTTTTCTCCGGCAGATATTGATGAGATGTCTCTGGATGAAATTTTACAATGGCAGCAACAGGCTAACCGGCAGATTAAGGCTAAATACAGCAAGCTGTAAGCGGTTGCTGTCTGTTGTGAGTGTACCGTTAATATATTGCTGGTTTGCGGCAGAGGCTGTGAACTGGCAATGGATTAACGGTAATGATTTTTATGAATAATAAATAATAAGTTGGTGAATTCCAGTATCAATTAAGATAATGGATAGAAATGCATTGGTGCTGTTATGGATAGTGGATTTGTTTCTGATTTTGGTGAGGTACAGCGTTCTGTCAAGGCCTTTGGTTCTGCTATCGGTGTGGCGACCAGACAGATTGAGGAGATGGGGAGATCTATACGGGGTTTGCAGGTGAAAATCCAGTCTCTGGATAATTTTTCTGCAGCCACTGCAAAAGCAGTCAGCGCGCAGAATAGGCTAACTCAGGCAGTAGACAGATATAACAAAATTCTGGAACAGCGCAAGAAAATTGGTGGAGAATTAGCTAAAACCCAAAGCACTATTAAGACTTTGATGAAACCGGTTGAGAAATCGGTGAAAATTCACATGGAACGTGAAACGGCAGAAACTGGACTAAAACAGGCTGTGATGCAGAAAGGTGGCAGCATGGGCAGGTTTAATCAGATTAATGCCCAGTCTACGCAGCTGAGTCTTGAGCAACAGGGTAATAAAAATGATTATACTCATCTTGCCACTAATATGAAGCTGGCTAATATGTCTGATGATGCGGTGCTTCAGGGGGGGATGAAGGCAATTGCCGGTTTTAATGTGTTATTTGGCAAGAAGATTGAGGACATTTCTGTAGCTAAGGGGTTAATGCAGACTTATAAGCTGAAGGATACGGAATTGTCTGCTGGTCTGGATGCTGTCCAGAAAATTGCTCACTCGTCAGGTATGAGTCTGGAGGATATCGAAAAATCCCAGGCTGCTATGGCTTCGCCATTACAAAGGCTGCATCTGACTGGTTTGCAGAATCAGCAAAAAATATATGCCCTTGAGGGAATGGCAATACATGGTGGTGTAAGCAGGTCTGATGCTGCCGATGGTATGGGGGAATTTCTGGATAGGCTGGCACAGGGGCCGAAAGCTATGCAGCAGGCAACTTCTGCGATGAGTACAGAAATGCGCCAGATGATGCTGAAATCAGGTGTGAAGTTTAGTCTGTTTAATAAAGACGACTCACTTAAAGATATGCATGTGGTTGTAGGTGAGCTGGAGGCAAATTTTAATAAAGTTAAAGCGAAATATGGTGACCGTGCTGCATTTAATATGATGGATGCTGTATTTGGCAAGAGTGGCGGACAGATTGCTTCAGCAGCAGCTCAGGGCGGCGGTACTGGTTTTGCTGCGATGCAAACCCGAATGGGTAATCAGCCATCTTTGGATCAGCGTACCCAGCTTCAGACTAATACGCTTGCGGTTAGTATGGATAATTTACACGATGCGGTTATTGAGGTAAGCAATGCTTTTGGTGCAACGCTGGCACCCGAAATTAATACTTTTGCTCAGGTGGCCAAAGATGTGCTGCTCAATACGGTATTGCCTTTTATTCAGAAGCATCCAGCGCTGATTAAATCTGTGGTGGCTTTTGGTGTAGGTTTGGCCGGGCTGCGGATGACGCTGCTTTTGGTGCGTTATGCCATCACTATGGTTACTGGTCCGCTGGCGCTATTACGTACTATTTTGGCCCGTTTTCAGATTGCACGTGACCTCAAGCAGGGTGGTTCGGTGTTTCAGCGTTTACGTTCCGCTATTACCTCAGTGGGAAAGTCTGCCGGCTCATTGCGCCAGAAGCTGTTGTCTTTTGGCAGCAGGCTGGCTGGTGTGGGCAAGAATTTTGCGGTGTTCAATAAGGGGCGCTCAGCACTGGGTTTACTGCAAAAGGCATTTGCCACGATTGGGCGTACTGCCATTGCGCCAATTAAGAAAATTGTGCAGTCATTTGGTCTGATTACCAAAGTAGCAAAACCTTTGTTTACGGTTTTTTCCAGTCTGGGCAGGGGTTTCAGTGCATTGGGTAAAGGCCGTATTGTGCTGAATCTGCTGCGCCACGCGATTATGGCCGTAGGCAGGGCTTTTTTGATGACGCCTATAGGTTTGGTTGCTCTGGCAATTGGTGCAGCAGCATTGTTGATTTATAAATATTGGCAACCAATTAAGAATTTTTTTGTTGGTTTATGGGATACAGTTAAAACTAAATTTGAAGCAGGAATGAAATTTTTTAAGGAATTACCGGCAAAATTCAGTGAGTTTGGACGCAATATTATTGATGGTCTGGTTAAAAGTTTCACTGAGGGTATTACTAAGGCTATTAATGCTGTAGGTGAATTTGCCAGTAAAATTATTAATAAGGCTAAATCTGTATTTGGCATTAATTCGCCTAGCCGTGTATTTAAGAGTATTGGTGGTTCGTTGATGGAGGGCATGCATCTAGGCGTTGATCTCGGTGCAGATAAACCAGTAACGGCAATAGGTGTGGCTGCTGACCGCATACAGCAGAAATTTAAAAGCCGCTCTGGTACGTTAACGGCTCAGTTTAATGAAAAGATGCAGCTTAATGCAGCAGAATTTGCGCAGAACCGCTATCCGGCAGGACATGATTCCGGTGTAGTAACTATTAATTTTAATCCGACTATTCAGGTTAACGGTAATGCAGACCGTACTGTGATTCAGCAGGCACTGGCGCTGAGTCAGCGCGAATTTGAACAGATGTATCGGCGCATGATGCAGGCAAAAGAGTTAAGGAGTTACTGATGTATGCAATGCTAGGAGATATTCGCTTTGAAGTGTTGGATAGTTTCAGCAGTTATGAAGAAACGCATGGTGCTGTTTTTGCCAAACATGATGTGTTGGCCGGCCGTCCACGCCTACAGGCTACCGGCAATGATTTAACAACCATTCGTTTTGGTATGCTGCTGCACTGGAAGCTGAGTAATCCTGATAGTGCCTATACTGCATTGATTCAGGCCAAGGAAGCACAGCAGGCTCTGGCGCTGGTGTTTGGTTCGGGGCGTTTTGTTGGCTGGTTTGTTATTCAGCAGTTGAGTAGTACTACTTTGATTCAGGATGCACAGGGACGTACTGCCGCGCGTGAAATCAGTGTTGAGCTGCTTGAATTTGTTGGTGATCCGAATAATCCGTTACCAACGCCGGGCATCATGAAGGGTCAGAATCCGCTGCTTTCTTTTATGCCGGATTCGATTAAAGGGGCTGCTAACAAGGTTGCGGCGGCGGTACAGACAGGGGTACGTATTTATCATGCCGTTGAGCAGAATGTCACTGAGATTCAGAACCTGCTTACGTGTGCGCGTACCATGCAACATAATACTTCTGGCTGGCTGGGTATGATTGCCGATGCGCTGACTGTTGGCGGCCAGACGCTAAGCAAACTAAATACTTTGCCTGAGGTAGGTGCATGGTTTAGTGATCTGTCTGGTGCGGCAGATTTTCTGTCATATACCGGTCAGGCCGCTCATCAGCTGGAGGAATGTGTGAATCTGATTCAGACCGGTTATGACAGTGGTGAGTGGGGAGACTGGTTGGATAAGAGTGAAAGGCTGTTATCGATGGTGGAGGATAGTATCAGTAATGCGACTATCGGTGCCCAGTCATTAATGGCGTGGCTGGCTGCGAGAAAGGATGAGGCCTGATTATGGTTGATTCAGTTTTGCAATATCAGACTTGTGACGGGGATCGCTGGGATTTGATTGCACATAAATACTATGGTGATGCCACGATGCTTGACCGGCTGATTGCCGCTAATCCGCATTTACCGCTGGCTGAACAGTTTACTGCCAATCTCACGGTACTGATTCCAATCATTCAGTCGGATACGCATACAGCACAGGAGGATATGCCACCATGGATGCGTTAAGTATGCTGACAGGAGTATCCGGTTTGGGGCGAACCCATCCAGTTACGATGCCAGACTTTACTATAGGCTATGAGAAAAAAGATATTACTCTGGCAATAAGGCCTTATCTGCTTAGTATTAACTATACGGATTATCTGGGCGAACAATCGGATGAGTTGTCGGTATCGTTTGAGGATACGGATGGCAGATGGCTGCGTAGCTGGTATCCGAATCAGGGTGATGTGTTATCGTTTGCACTGGGAGACCAGTTTACCGGTATGGTGAATCTGGGCAATTTTGAGATTGCTGATATTGATTATGCGTTCAAGCCCAATGTGATCACTTTGAAAGCTCTCTCCACGGGGATTACCCGTGCCAGCCGCACTTTACAGCCAAGAGCATATGAGAAAACGACACTGGAAAAAATTGTGCAGATGGTGGCAGCGCGATTGCAGCTGGAAGTCAAAAATCCGATTGCCAAACTGGAAATTGAACGTATTACTCAGTATCAGGAAAGTGATGTGGAATTTCTGGCACGGCTGGCAAAGCAGTTTGGCTATACTTTTAAAATCGTCGACCAGACTTTAGCTTTTATTGCCAATACGGAATTAACGGCACAAGAACCAGTGCTGGTGTTGCAGCCGGAAGAAGTAGTGTCTGCAAGTTTTCGTGATCAGCTCAAAGGTGTGCCTGATGAGGTAGTGGCTTGCGGCTATGATACTAAAGCTAAACAAGTGCGAACGGTAAAACGCAAGGGGCAGCCTTTGCGGCCGCAGAGTAAACAGAGCGCAAGTGGTGACATGTTAAAGATTGTGGCTAATAAGGGGGAATCGCAACAGCAGTTAACTGCACGTGCTGATGCTGCACTTACTGATGCGCGTCAGTGTCAGGTAACCGGTAGTCTGGAGTTGTTTGGCAATGTAAAGCTGGTGGCCGGTCAGATTATACGCTTGCGCGGTTATGGCAAGATGTCGGGAAATTATCAGATTAAGCAGGCCAGCCATAATGTGAGTCGCAGTTCTGGTTATAGTACGTCTCTGGAAATCAATATGATCGAATATATAGCTGATGATGCCGATGGGGAAAAATATGCAGAAACTGTATGAATTTGGGGCAACCTTACAGTTTGGCGTTGTGGAAGCCATTGATGCTGGCAGGCATCTGCTTAAAATAAGTATTCCGGCTCTTGAGAATATGCAGACTGACTGGCTGCCAATGCTTACTGCGGCCGCCGGCAGAAACTGCTTTTATTCTTTACCAGATGTGGGTGAGCTGGTGGCATGTATTCTTGATGCAAGAGGTGAAAGTGGAGTAGTTCTGGGAGCCTTATATAATCAGAATGATACTACCCCGACACAGAGCAATGATATATGGATGAAAAAGTTTAGTAATGGCACGGTAATCAGCCATGATCGCAACAGTGGTGAGGTTTATGTGCATACTGCCGGCAAGGTGGTAGTAGAAGCAGATACGGTATTGGTTCAGGCCAGTGAAATCACTTTGGATACGCCGTCTACTACGGCTACAGGCAATTTACTGGTGCAGGGAAAATTAACCTATCAGGGCGGTATGGCCGGTTCTGGCGGGGGTAATGCTGCAGCATCGATTGCCGGCACGATTAGGGTTAAAGGAGGTGATGTGGTGGCAGATGGTAAAAGCCTTAAGGGTCACACTCATCCAGATCTGACTTCAGGTGGTAATACAGGTACACCGAATTGATGTTCAACTAAACGCTCATTCATACCCGTTTTTCATCCCTGCCAACAATGGCAGGGATTTTTTATTACTGGAAAAGAGCTATGACAATTACACCACGTACCCGCCACTGGCAGCTAGCACAGCAGGAAAGCGGTGGCGATATTGTGGCCGGCATTGATGATATTAATCAATGTATTTTGAATATTTTAATGACACGCAAGGGAACCGATGTTACCCGTCCGGCTTTTGGTTCTAACCATCTGGATTATCTGGATACACCAGAAGATGTATTTGTTCCCGGGGTGACTCGCGAAGTGATTCTGGCTATTCAGACATGGGAAAAGCGCGTGGTGGTGGAGCGCGTTAGCTTTACAGGTCATGCACCTGAGTTAACGATAACTGTCCACTGGCATATAGCAGGAGAGGTAGCAGGTGAAATTTATCAAACACATATTGGATTGGTGCGTAAATGACAGATTTAACTAAGCTGGCGCGGGCAGATGTAAAGGTAGTTGAAGACGATCTGGCAACAATTCTGGCTGAGACGATAACTGATTATCAGAATCGTACCGGCAAGGTATTACAGCCGGCACATATTGAGCGTTTGCTGATTAATACTTATGCTTATCGCGAGGCACTGACTCGGCAACAGATAAATGAAGCTTATCGGCAGCAGCATGTACGCTTTGCTACTGGTTTAATGCTGGATTTATGCGGAGATGATGTTCATACACCAAGGTTACAGGCACAACCGGCTCAAACAACGCTGCGTTTTCAGGCCAAACTGACAGGTAAAGAACAGGTTGTGATTCCTAAAGGAACCAGAGTTACTGTAGATTCGCTGATATTTGCCACTGTTGAAGCAGGTTTGCTTACGGCTGCCAGTACCAGTGTTGAGCTGGCTGCTGTCTGTCAGTCAACTGGTATTGTGGGCAATGGCTGGTCATCCGGACAGATTAATACTTTAATAGATCATGTGTCTGATGTAATTGAAGTTAAGGTTAGTAATATCACAACCTCAAGTGGCGGGGTAGATATTGAAAGTGATGATGCCTATAGGGTACGCATTCTGCTGGCACCGGAATCATTTTCAGTGGCTGGTCCGGTTGGTGCCTATGAATATTTTACCCGTCAGGTTAGTCAGGACATTATTGATGTTTATGTAACCAATGATACTGATAAAGAGGGTAACTCTTTAGGGGGAGTGGTTGCCGTAACTTTACTTACTAAAGCCGGCCTGCCATCAATGGAGCTGATTAATCAGGTACAGACAGCATTATCGGATGAACGTGTACGTCCGTTATGTGATCGGGTAGTAGTACGTGCACCCAAAACTTTCAATTATCAGGTTGCTGCAACCCTAACGCTGTTTGTCGGTGCTGATGCTCAGGCAGTACTGACTGCGGCTAAAGCTGCTTGGCAGCAATATCAATATAGTCAGGAACAACGGCTAGGGGTAGATGTGGTGCCTCTGGTAATTCAATCTTTATTAAAGGTTGATGGAGTCTATAACGTTGCAACGCCAGAACTTAAACTGACTACAGTTGCAGCCGATACTTGGGCGCATTGTACTAATCTGAACCTCACCATAGCGGAGGAGGCTGTGGATGGCTAAGCTCACTTATGCTGATGTGATTGAACGAGACCAGCGTATGCGGGCACTGGCTGCTCTTGGCTTGCGGCTGGATATGGTCAGTACGCCACAGCTTATGCCTCGATTAGTAAATCTGGTACTGGCCGATCATCTTGAACTTTTGGCTGAAAGTCATTGTATTCTCGGCGTAAATGGCTACTGGTTGGCCGAAAGCGATCAGGCCAAACGCCAGTTGATTAAAGGTGCATATGAACTTCACCGTAGCAAGGGAACTCCTTGGGCGTTAAGAGAAATTGTTCGCCGTCTCGGTTTTGGTGAAATCACCATTATTGAGGGGCTTAATCATCAACAGCACAACGGGAATATTCAGCGCTCCGGTTTATATGTGCATGGACATAATGCTTACTGGGCGCATTACCGTATTTTGCTGAATAACCCGATTACCAATCAACAGGCCGCTTTATTACATCATACCCTGGCTGCTTTTGCGCCGGCACGCTGCGTGCTGGCCAGTCTGGATTATACCGCCGTACCGCTGCAACACAATGGACAGGCACAGCGTGATGGCTCGTTTAACAAAGGAACTGCTTAATGGCAAATTTAAAAGAAACTTCGTTCTGGGAAGAAGGCATTTATCAATGGGAAACATCCGATCCGGTACTGGGTGGTGAAAATGGTATCGATAATGTACCCACTCGCCAGCTGGCCAACCGGACTAAATGGTTAAAAGACAATAAACTGGACAAATCAGCAACCGCAACAAATGCAGTGAATGCGGAACAGGCCAAAAGAGCATCGATGGCTGACAAACTTACCAATGCCAGAAAAGTTGGTGGTGTGGTATTTAATGGTTCGGCAGATATCGATTTACCCGGAGTGAACAAACCCGGTAATCAGAATACATCGGGTAATGCGGCCACTGCGTCTAAATTATTTAAGCCCTGCAAAATTGGTGGTGTGGTGTTCGATGGCACTAAAGATATTGATTTACCGGGGGTGAATGTCAAAGGTAATCAGCATACTTTTGGTAATGCAGGATCAGCTTTTAGGTTATATAACCCTCGGAAAATTAATGGCGTGCCATTTGACGGTACGCAAGATATTAATGTGACGCCTGCTGGCGCAGTTATGTACTTTGCTATGAATACAGCACCTGTAGGCTGGTTAAGAGCTGATGGAGCAGTTGTCTCTCGCTCCCTTTATGCAAATTTATTTGCAGCTATTGGTACTATTTTCGGCGATGGAGATGGGAAAACTACTTTCAGATTACCAGATTTGAGAGGTTTGTTCTTACGCTCTTTAGATAATGGACGTAATTATGATGCTAAAAGGGTATTTGGTAGCATTCAAGATGATGCTATACGTAATATAACAGGAAATGTTGGCTGGGGAGCAGATGCGCTATTCTCATATGTAAATGGTGTATTTAAAGGAATTCCACGAATTCAAGATCGAGTAGTAAAAACTGTTCTTGGGACAGATGAATCAGTTGACTATTCACGTGCATATTTTGATGCATCATCTCAGGTGCCAACAGCAAACGAAAATCGTCCACGTAATATTGCCTTATTGGCATGTATTAAAATATAAGGAATAAATTAATGTACTCATATGCACCGACTATTCCAGTTTGTCAACTTGATAATGATGGTTATTTTGTTGATTTAACAAATGCTTATTTAGATCCCTTGGAAAATAATGGTCGTTACTTGATTCCCAGACTCTGCATTCAGGCTGAACAGCCAGAGTCTAAAAAAGGCTTTATTGCACAATGGACAGGCGATAACTGGCAATATATCGAAGACCATCGAGGCGAAACGGTATACAGCAAAGAGACCGGAGAAGTAGTTGCAATCGATGAGCCGGGCATATTACCTGCCACTGTTACCACCATGCCTTGCCCTGATTTTTATCATCAGTGGTCAGAGAAAGCGAATAGCTGGGTAGAAAAAGCTGATGCAGCACAATTGCGCTTACAGAATAAACGTAACACTGCTGGTACTTTGTCTCGCATGCAAATGCTTTCCCAGCTGGAAATTAGCTTGGGTAAGAATAAGCAAGCTCTGGTTGAAGCTGCGGAAAATGCAATGTCTGGTATAGAATTAATCAAGATTCGCAATTACATTCTGGAAACGCAAAGCTTTGCACTGGAAAACGAGTTATGGTGGAATTTTCTTACCAACATTTTACAAATTCAGCAGGATAATGTATTTGAAATGTGGGCAGAAGCCAGAACAATTTAAAATCTGATAAAAAATAGACATATATCATCGTTTGCGGGCAAGTATCTGTTGCTTGCCTTAGTATATCTGAGCATCAGGATGATAGGCACACTCTGTTTATATCTGTTGCAGCATTATATGCTACAGCCAGCTTTAATTATTTGTATGAAATTTCTGGGGAAACAGAAAAAATTATTATTTCATAAAAGAAATTTGTATAAATACGTAATTATTATAAGCTATTATCCTGATTAATCTGTTTTAAACAGCATGAATCGGAGTAAGAAACACATAAGCCATATTTGTGTATTTTATGCTAAATAAATACATTGAATTTATAGAAAGGAGTAAATAAATTAGCTGTGCTAAACAAAATCCAAAGTGAAATCATCACACGCCTGAAACAAGGGCTGGGCTCGATGGTTAATGAGGTTGGTTTGTATTTCGGCGGGCTGGAAAATAAAGAGGTTTTAACCAAGATAAGAAAGAAACCGGCTATTTTATTAACCTTTAATCAGGCACAGATAAATGCAAAAGGTTCTGAACGGCTACGTTTTGAACTGAGTGCCGGGTTTTATGTGGTGTGTATATCTAATCGTATTACAGATGCACCGCCTTATCCAAGTGCGGATATAAATGATCTGGTTTATGCGGTTTTACGTCTGCTTGCGGGGCAGAGATTAAATGAAGAATTAAACAGCTTTGGTTTACAGCCAAAAACGGTTCGTCCACTGTTTATCTCCCCACTAGATAGCAATACAGAAAATCTGGATATAGTTGCGGTTGAATTTGAAGCGGTATGTGATATTTATGGGATTGAAAGTGATCATTATCCAGAATACACCACTGATATAAATAACCCGGATTATGTTTTTAGTCTGTTTGCCGGCAAGCATTCTGAAGCGCTAGCGCAATTTGGTTCTTTAGTATTGAATATAAAAAATAAAAGTATACAGAACTGATTTATAACTAGTTATATGAAAGAGAAGATGATCGTTCAAGCAGCAGATGGTTTACGCGTGCCAAAGGAAAATCGCGTTAATTCTTATATTACACATAACCCGGTTAAGGTTCCAGAAAGTCTCTATTACCGTCGATTGGTAGCTGATGGTGACCTGATAATGATAACGGAAAATTTAAAAAATGAAACAGGAGTAAAGGAATGATTGATAATATTCAGTTTGATACTGTGCGCAGTGATATTCGTGTACCAGGCCGGTATATTGAATTCAATACGCGTACTGCAGTAAGAGGCTTGCCAGCCAATCCGCAAAAAATGTTACTGATTGCATCTAGATTGCCAAAGAGTAAACAGCCGGCACTGACACCAGTACAATTATTTAGTGATGCTGATGCTGCTAACCTGTTTGGCCAGGGTTCCTGGGCATATTATTGTGTAAAACAGGCATTTGTTAATAATCCCTATCTGGATTTAACAGTGATTACTGTTGATGATGCGGTGCAAAGTAATCCTGCTGATGCAAGTGTAACCATTAAACATTTACCAGATAATTCTGGCGTTCTGACAGTAACCATTGGCGGAATTGATTGCCAGACTCGTGTAAGTAATGATGAGGCTATTCCTGATGTTACATCCAGAATGGCTGACATTATTAATGACGCGGAGATATTGGTCAGTGCCAATGCTGATGGCGCTAAAATTACATTAACAGCCAGAAATACGGGTTCGATTGGTAATGAAATTGCCTTAATGGTATCTTTTAGTGCAGACAGTGCTGACGCGAATCAAGCTTTCATCGATATAAAACCATTTCAGAATGGTAATGGGAATCAGGATATTGGTCCTGCTCTTGAGCAGGTAGCCGGCAAACATTACCATATTATCTGTAGTGCTTTTACTGATGATTTAAATGCCAGAAAATTATCTGATCATATTGATCTCGTATCCAATGCGATTGAAAAGCGTGGCTGTATCGGGGTGATGGGCTGGCGCGGCACACTCAGTACAGGCACCACTTTTGCTAATGAAATTAATAGTGGCCGTATTACCATAGCCTGGTATAAAAATGCCATGGAAAGCAATGGCATTATTGCAGCGGGTTATGCTGCTGTAATTGCTGGTGAAAATGATCCGGCTCGCCCACTCAATACACTGGAAATAAAAGGGCTGAGAAAAACAGCTGATGCCAGCTGGCCTCTGTTTGCTGAGTTTAACAGTGCTCTGTATAACGGTCTGACGCCTTTGCAGATCGTGAATAATCGGGTGCAGATTATGCGTGCCGTATCTACCTATGTGAAAAATGCCACAGGTACAGATGATCCGGCATTGCTGGATATCACCACGATTCGTACACTTGATTATGTACGTGATGCTGTTAATCAGCGTATCGCCTTACGTTTTCCGCGTGAGAAGCTTTCAGAACGTACTCCGTTGAGAGTGCGCTCAGAAATTCTGGATGTATTGTATCAGTGTGAAAATGCCGAAATTCTGGAGGCGGTTCTGGAAAATAAGGATAAGTTGATTGTACAGCGTAATCCAAATGATCCAAATCGCCTGGATGCAATTATCCCTGCCGATGTAGTCAATGGCCTGCATGTACTGGCCGCACGTGTGGATCTGTACTTATAAATTAATCATATAAGGTGTTAGTTTCAAGGTTAACACCTTGTCTATATAAAGGAAAAAATATGGCAAATAAAACAGGCGCTAAATATGCCGGTGCGGTAATTATGGAAGTGAATGGTCGTGAAGTGGAGATTATCAGCTTCAAACCGGAAGTGACAACCGGACGTAAAGTAGTTAAGACCATGAACAAATCCGGCAAAGTGCGTGGTTATGCAGATGGTGTGACAGAATACACAATGAGTGTCAGTGCAGCCATTCCGCTGGATGAAAGTGGTATTGACTGGGACAACATCACCAATGCAAAAATTACTATTTACCCCCGTAATGCAGATGAAGCACGTATCAGCTATATAGGTTGTACCAGCACTAAATGTTCGGAAGAATACAGTGTAGAAAATGAAGCGCGTCGTGATATTGAAATGTTTGCATTGGATAAAGTGGTAGAATAATGTTAAAAGAGACTGGAAAGCTGGTTTATGGTCTGGCGTACAATGGCCAGATGTATTTTGATTATACGGTTAAGCCGCTGACTTTGGCTGATGAACTCAAGGCACTGGAAGTACTGGAAGAAACCGGTTTGATTGAAGATGTATCAGGTGCAAAAAAAGCCATTTTGACTACACTTGCTTATTGGGCACAACAATTGGAAGTTTCTGGTATTGATGCAGAAAACCTGAGTGTTGAATTTCTATTGCACAACCTTGCTTCAGAAGATTATCAGTCAATTTTAACCAGTATGGAATCTTTACGTTCAAAATCGATTGCCGCTGGCCAGTCAGACCCAGCGGCATCAGAGGAAGCGGACAGCAGCGTAGTTATGCAATAGCTCATAAAAATTATCGACAGGCATGTATTCTGCTGGCTAAATCAATGATTACACCAGCCATGGTTGGTATGATGTGCCATGCTGAAGTATCTGTCTGGATTGAGACTGTTCTGGAGAGTATGGGCATAAAAAATGATGATGATAATGTTATTATTTCTTTACGCCAGAGAAAGCCAAAACCATTCCAGCCAGTTAAAGATAGTTTGTTAGCTAATCAGCCTGATTGATGAAAGCCCTGCTTCATGGCAGGGCTTTTTGCATGAATGCTGCTTAGGCATATTCACTTCTATCCATTATTTTTAATCGGTCAGAATAAATATAATCAACAATTAGGCGAGAGTATTGACATGTCTTCAAATCAGGAGTCGCTAGCAAAACAGGAGGCCTCCATTACCAGAATGACTGAGGAGGTAAAAAAATTAGAACAGCAAATAAAGCGCACAGCTGCTGTTGCAGTCAGGGAAAGTGAGAAAGCCGGTAAATCACAAATCCGAATTATTCAGCAGATTCAGCGAGAGCAACAACGTGCTGCGGATATGCGATTACGGAAGGAAATACGCTCTGAACAGGAAATACAGCGGGAAATTGGCAAGACTAAAAATGCATATAAGAATTTTACTGCTACTGCTAATGCGGCACAAAAGCAGATTCAGCATGCAACCAGAGCTTCTCGTAACAGTATTCGTGAGTTAAATAAGGAATTAGAAAAAAGTTCTAAAATACAAAAAAATATTGCAGAACAGCAAAAAAAATCATCTAAATGGGGTGTAGCCAAAACGGTTGGCGGTGAAATTGTCAAGGGGGGAAAGGCTGTCTACGGTGCAGTTAAGCCGGCAATAGATGATGAGAAAAAATTACGTTCGGGTGTTATTCAGGCTGCTGTAAAAGCATATGGTACAGATAAAAGTAAATCGGCAGACTGGATTAAAACTCAGGGCGTAAAAGAAATTCAGGGTTTGATTCAGGGTTTGGTTGCCAGAAATGGCGGTACATCACAGGCTGCGCTGAATCTGTTCACTGATATGTTACAGCAGGATATGACTCTGGATCAGGTTAAGGCAACTATTCCTTATGCACATCGTACCATGGTCGGATCAGCTGCCAGCGCCGGTGAGTATGATCATGAAAATACAGCCAGACTGTACAAATCATTGGCAGATTATGGTTTGCAGGATAAGGATTATAACTCGGTTTCTGATCATATTATTGCATCAAGCAGTCAGGGTAAATTTACTATTGCCCAGTTGCAGGGTGAATTACCAGATTTATTGTCTTCTGCCAAAAAAGCGGGGCTAACAGATACCGGAGGTATCGATTATTTAATTTCAGCCTTACAGGCTACATCAAAAAAATCAGAATCTAATGACGATGCAAGTAAAAGCGTTAAAGCTTTGCTGGAAGCATTGGCTAATCCGGAATTGGCCAGTACTCTGAGTAAAATTAAAGATCCTGATGCATCAGGCAAACATCTTGACTGGGATAAAATCAGGGAACAGGGCAGTATGCAGGGCTTAAATGATGCTCAATCCCTGATTAAAGTTTGCAGTGATATTCTTGCTAAAGACAGGAATTACCAGAATTTAAAGCAAAAAGCCGATGCCGGCGATATACATGCTCAGCAACAGATGCAAGCGCGTCAGGATAAGCTGTTATCTTTTATTCCTGTAGATGCCAGAGATGCTGTTAATGCCAGTTTGAATAATAATCTGTTGCTGCCACAAATAAATGCGTTGCAGAAAGATGCTGATGGTCTGGCTGCCAAACAGTTAGCTGTGTTATCTGCGGATCCGGAGCGGCAGCAGGAAAAAAATCGTGCCCTGGCTACTTTGGGCAGAAGTGATGTAGTAGAACCATTAGTTAATTTTCAAACCAGATTAACTGAGTTATCGGCTGAATTTCCTGCTCTTACTTTGGCTGTAACTGCTTTGGCGGCCGCCGCCGGTAGTGCAGCAACTGCGCTGAAAGCATTGGGCACTTTGTCTGGGCAAAGAGGCGATATCGATATTGATGCCGGGGGTGATTTTGACAGAGAAAGAAGAAAATCGAACAGAAACAAAGATACAAAAACGCCAGCCAGTCGGAAAACAGGGGTTAAAGGCAGAAAGGTTCCAGCTAGGGTTCCTGGCAAATTATTAGGCCGGGGTAATTCCGCAGTAGCTGTCCTTGGTGGCGCTTATAATGTATATGCGATTCAGAATGATGACAGTTTAACCTATGAAGAAAAGAAGACAGCTCAAATAAAAAATGCAACCAGTACCGCGGGAGGTCTGGCTGGAGCCTGGGCAGGAGCTCAGGCTGGTGCAGCAATCGGAACATTAATATTACCTGGTGTAGGTACTGCGCTGGGAGGGCTGATTGGCAGTTTACTTGGCGGAATTGGCGGCAGCATCATGGGAGATAAGGTAGGTGATGCTGTTACGCAAAAGAAAGATGCTGAAGAAATAGAAGCCACAACAGGTATGGGAGGCAGTCAGCCATACACACCAGATTTTCGGAATGTTTATGGACTCGATCCTGCATTATATGGGCAATCAGTGTTTGCCTGTGAAAAGGATCAGCTGTTAGCAAGTGCTGATATGACGCCATCTGCTGCGATGATGCTTTCGTACAGAAATATTCCGGCTAATCTGCCCGCAATAGAAAGCCAGTCTGGTGCCGGGCAGTCTGTGCTTGTACAGCAAAGTGCTGAATTTCAAAATGCTTTTCAGGCTATTGTACAGGAGTTGGGTATACGTTTAGACAAAATAGCTACTATTCTCTCGAACCAGCAACAGGTTATTCAGAATAATCTTACGGTGACGCTTGATGGCAGAGTGATTAGTAATCTGGTGTCACGCAATCAGATGGAAATGTATAACCGTGGAGGTGCACAATAATGACTATGTGGAAGAATAATCTGCAAAAGGCGAGTTACAAAAATGTTGCCTTTGATGTCATTTCTATCAGTGATAAAAATGAGAAAGCGCTGGTACGGCATGGCCGTCCGTTTGCAAATGGAACCGATATTGAGGATCTGGGTACACAGGGACGACAATGTCAGGTTGCTGCTGTCTATTTTGGTGCAGGCTTTGATACACAGTTATCACAGTTACTGGCTGTGCTGGAGGAACCGGGTGCAGGCACATTAGTTCATCCGGTTTTAGGCATGTTACAAAATATGATTGCTGCAAGCTGGTCATTTCGTACTGAAGCTGATTCGGTTAATTATGTTGCACTGGATATAACTTTTTTTGAAGCAAAAGAATCAGCTCCGATATTTTTATTTGAGAATCAGTGGTTAGCCAAATTAGAACAGCTACAGAATACTCTGGAAAAGTATACACAGCAGGTACTGGATTATTCTGAAACGCTGTTAAGCGTTCGGGAGGGAATTTCGTCTTTATGGGGCAGTACAAATGGTGTATTTGCCGCATTGTGTGGCGTAGCTGGCAGTGTTCGCCGCTTTTTCGATCTTGACCCCATAAAATATTTGACCAGTAAAACTTTTTCTTCTGCATCTTATAGTCAGGACGTAAGCAGGCTGATTCATTCTGTAGCCACAATGGTGACAACAGGTCTGGCGAATGATACACAGTATGCTACTGGCAGTTTAAGTACCAGACAGACTTTTGATTCTGTCAGTAACCGTGTAGATGGCCTGAATAAATTGCCTGATAATATTCTGTATAGTCAGGACAGACAGGAAACTGAGGAAGAAGCGATCAATCATGTACAAAAGATTGCTGATATTCAGATGCAACCGATTGCCCAGATTCTGCAATTATTGAGTCTTGGTGCTTTGATGCAGAATACAGTCACAATGATTGAAGTAAATAGTGACAGGGTGACAGCAAATGAGTTGCTGTATATCAATAATAATCTTCGGCTGCGTATTCAAAAATTAATAGATATGTTACGTGCAACTTATGATTATGCTGATAATGTCAAAAGCATTAATGCTGCCAGTATTTATACGCAAACAACGATAATGATTCAGTTGCTGGCCAATATGGCCGCACAATTTAATGACTATGCTTTAGCCGTCATTAATCAGAAACCGCCAATGCGTACCAGAAAAGCGGATATTAACGGCACCATTCATCAGCTGGCGTATTTACTTTATCGGGATATTGAACGGGCAAATGAATTAATGCGTCTCAATCCTCATTTGTGCCATCCATCATTTATTCAGGGTAATGAGTGGATTAATTATTATGTTAAATGAAACTGAAATGTTGCCTTATCCATATGGCAATGAAGTGGTAGTGCGAATAGGGGGGAAAGAGCATAAAGACTGGCTTAGCTATGATATTGACAGTGATTTTCTGATTCCTGCTGATGCCTTCAGTTTTGAAACCAATGTTTCTCAAAATCAGAGTGTTCTGGCCGACTATAGCTCCTTGCAATGTGAGGTGTTAATTAATAACCAGTTGGTTATGACCGGAATCATTGGCCATCAGAATGAAATGGTTGATAAAAACAACCATAGTATCAGTTTTAATGGCCGTGACCTTGCCGGTTTACTGGTGGATTGCAGCGTCAAACAAATTAATGTTAAAGGAATGAATGTTTTAGCTGCCGCACAGAAGATAGTTGAACCATGGCCACAAATCAAAAAGGTGATATTAAAGGCCGAAAAAAATCCGGTTCTGGACAAAGTGGACATTGAACCCGGGGAAACTGCTTGGCAGGCACTGAGCAAAATTGCCTATAAGGCAGGTTTGCATGTGTGGCTGGAGCCAGATGGTACGCTGGTTGTTGGTGGTGCTGATTACGCCAGCCCGCCAGTGGCAACTCTGTGCCACAGTAAAAATGATTACAGACGTAATATTCAAAGTATTCATATTGAGTATAGTACTGAAAATCGTTACTCGGAAGTGACCTTTCTTGGCCAAAGTCACACCCGTTATGCCAATTCGTCAAAACACGATTTGAAATGGGTATACAAAGACGAAACAATGGTTTTATATAAGCCGAAAACAGTAGTAATCGGTGATGCTGAAAATCTGGAACAGTTGAAGGTGCAGGCAAAAAAAATGCTTTCTGACTGGCGTCTGGAAGGTTTTACTTTAACGATTACGGTTGCAGATCATAAAACTCAGGATGGCCTGCTGTGGCAACCCGGACAACGTGTGCATGTGATTGATGAAGAACAGCAGATAGATGCCATTTTTTTTCTGATGGGACGCCGTTTTTTACTGAATCGAAGTGGCGGTACGCTGACTGAACTGCGCTTAAAAGAGGATGGAATATGGACGCCGGATGCTTATGTTAAAAAATCCGCCGCAGCACGATCACGTAAAGGAAAGCGTAAAGGTGTGACTAACCGGCAGATTAAATAGGTCAAGATATAACGGCGTATATATTTAATCGGAATAAATTTTCAATGGAGAGTCAGATGAGTTATGTTGCGAAGCTGGTAAATAAAACCAGAACGACAATTAATAATACTACCAGCTCAGTCCGGCAGGCTTTTCGAGGCAGGCTGACACGGGTAAATGCCTCTCAGCCGATTCAATCTGCTCAGGTAGCAGCTCTGGCCGATGAGGTTTTACAGGATGTGGAGCAGATACAGCAATTTGGTTTTACCAGTAATCCGCCCGTGGGTTCGGAAGCTATTGTTTTGCCCTTAAGTGGTCAGACCAGTCATGGCATTATTATTGCCACTGAGCATGGTGAATACCGCATTAAAGCACTGGCCGCAGGAGAAGTAGCTGTTTATAACCAGTCTGGGGCATCTATTACTCTGAAAAATGGCAAGCTGATTGAGATTGATTGTGAAACCTTAAGTATTAAAGCACCGGCAGGAGTGAAAATCGAGGCTGCGGCTGGTGTGAATATCGATGCTCAGGCAGGCGTAAATATTAGTGCACAAAATGTTAATTGTTCACAGGAAATTACTGCGATAGGTCAGATAAATGGTAATGGCGGAATGAATATCAAAGGCGGGCAGGGGGCGATATTTTCAGGCAATATTGTACAGACTGATGGTAGCTATACCACTGTCGGTGATGTTAAAGCCAGTGGAATCAGTCTGGCAGGCCATGATCATGCTGTCAGAGTGGGCAAGCCTGTCTGATGGCTGCTGAAGCTCTTCAGCTTCAGGTAAAAAATAGTTATTTTAATAAACTATAAAAATAACATAACCGGAGTAGTTTATGGATAGAGAAATAGACACCAGAACAGGTGATTACACCGGACAGATTATAAATCACTTACAAAATGCAGTTTATCTGCGTCTGATGACACCGCTGGGTAGTTATTGGGCGGATAAAAAATTAGGCTCACTGTTGTATACGCTTGAACGGGAAAAAGATTTGCAATCAGTTAGTTTGCTGGCCAGACAGTATGCACAACAGGCTTTACAGCCAATTCTTGATGATGGACGTGCGGCAGATATTTCTGTCGCCACCATGCAACCACATAATGGCATGCTGAAATTGCATATACAGGTAACGCAATTAACTGGAGAAAAATTTATATTTGAGTGTCCGGTTAAAGTAATTTAAAAAAATAATTAAATGGATTTTGAAAATGCACAATATTCCGACATTTGAGGAAATACGCCACGCTATTTTGCGTGATATGGTTTCATTAAACCCTCAGGCTGATGTTTCTTCAGATAGTGATAATTATATTCGAGCCAGCAGTCTGGCCAGTTGTGCCACGGGACAATATGCTCATCAGGCATGGATATTAAGACAGTTTTTTCCGGATACTGCGGATACAGAATTTCTGGAGAGACATTGTAATCTGCGTGGTATACGCCGTAAAAATGCTACTTCCGCTAGCGGAACAGCTATTGCTCGTGGTATTCCGGGATCATTAATTGAAGCAAAATTACAAATTATATGTGGTGAGCATTTATATACTGTGCAGCAACAGGCTGTAATCGGGAACGAGGGCACTGCTGTTTTATCCATACAGGCGCATGAGGCCGGTGCTGCATCAAATCAGCATAATAAAGCAGCACAATTTATGGCTGCACCGATAGGTGTATCCAGCGATGTGGAAATCATACAAGCTACCGGTGGTACTGATGTTGAAAGCGATACTTCATTACTGAACCGTTTATTGGATTTATTACGTCGGCCACCTGCCGGAGGCAATAAATATGACTATCGTGCTTGGGCATTGAGCGTGGACGGCGTTACCAGTGCATATGTATACCCATTACGCCGCGGGCTTGGTACGGTAGATATTGTCATTACCAGTAATAATAATTTACCCAGTGATGAGATAGTCAGCAAAGTACAGGCTTATATTGATTCAGTGCGACCGGTAACGGCTAAAAACAGCTTTGTCATCAAGCCCGATGTCACCAGAGTTGATATTAAAGTTAAAGTACGCTTGTCCGATGCAAACCTTGACAGGGCGGCTGCAGATATCCGACAGGCCTTGCAGGAACATTTCAGCACATTGAAGCCTGGTGATAGCGTGATTGCCTCCCAGCTGGAAGCGGTAATCAGTGACGTATCCAGCGTTATTGATCGCAAAATGGCCCAGCCCTCAGCCAATCTAATCGCAGAGACAAACAAAAAGATTGAATGGTTTATGCTGGGTAAAGTTGATGTGAGTTTGCTATGAGTTACGTCAATACTTTACTGGGGTTATTACCTCCGGTTGCATACAACCGTACTGCACCGGCAGTAAGAAATGCCGCCACAATTGATGGCAACTGTCTGGATGAAATACAAAATGCTGCCCGTCGTAAACTGGGCGTTATTGACCCACGCACATCCGGAAATTATATCGTGCGCTGGGAAGAACTACTCAATCTGGACAGCACCGGCAAAAACGGCCAGCAAAGAATACTGGCAGTGATCACCAAAATTAACGAAACCGGTGGCCTGAGTATTCCTTATTTTATGCAGATGGCCGCTTCAATTGGCTACGATATCACCATAACCGAGCCGCAGCCATTCCGTGTAGGTATCAGCCGAGCCGGTGACAGACTGGCACGTGAAGACATTATGTGGGTGTGGTGGGTAAACATTAAAAATGCCGATAGTCGCGCAACACGCTTTCGTGCCGGAATGTCAACAGCTGGCGACAGACTGACAGCATATGGTGACGTAATTATTGAAAGTGTATTAAAAGAGCTGAAACCAGCATTTACCGATATACGATTTACATATAAGGACAAATAAAAAATGTATCCAATTGATACGCAGGACGGGCTATTTCATGATGGTAACGGAATAAATGAACTGGGCACTGTATTGCCGGCTAGCTGGCTGAATCAGGTACAGGCTGAATTAATTGCTATTCTGACGGCGGCAAGAATCAAACCGGAAAAGGCCACACAGAATCAGGTAATAACGGCAATTAAAATGTTAATAGCATCTAGTGCGCCAGCTGCCGCAACTGCCGATATTGCCGGAGTAACCAAGATACTTGACGCGCTGAACTCTAATGACAAATTCTCAGCATTATCCGCACGGCAAGGCAAAGTATTGAATGACAGCAAACTGGATAAGGATGGTACCGCTAAAACTGCTGATACCGCATCCAGATTGAAAACAGTACGGAAAATTAATGGTGTGCCGTTTGATGGTAGTATGGATATAAATGCCACACCTGTAGGTGCAGTTCATTATTTTGCCATTGACTGGGCACCTACAGGCTGGTTAAAGGCTAATGGTGCAGCCATATCACGTACAGCATATGCAAATCTATTTGCAGCTCTTGGTACACGATTTGGTGCAGGAGATGGTAAAACTACTTTTAATTTACCTGATTTACGTGGTGAATTCTTGCGAGCTTGGGATGATGGTCGTGGAATTGATGCAGGTCGAATTTTTGGTACTTACCAAAAAGATATGTTCGAGTCACACAGTCATATACTTCCACAATTTAAAAATGTTAATGCTGGAATAGTAAAACCTATTACTACTGGCGCAGAACTGTCAACAGTTGGAATTGGCAGAGATATTTCGGTTAGTAGTAGTGGCGGATCGGAAACTCGCCCAAAAAATATGGCATTACTAGCCTGTATCAAAATTTAAGGATTAAAAATGAAAATTTATGCAAAAACTATCCCTGTTTGCCAACTAGACGAAAACAACTACTTTGTTGGTATGACTACAGCAGACTTGGATCCTTTGGAAAATAACGGCTATTATCTGATTCCCAGATTATGTATTCAGGCTGAACAGCCAGAGTCTAAAAAAGGTTTTATTGCACAATGGACAAATGATAACTGGCAATATATCGAAGACCATCGAGGTGAAACGGTATACTGCAAGAAAACTGGAGAAGTAGTAGCGATCGATGAACCGGGCATATTGCCAGCTACGGTTACCACAATGCCTTGCCCTGATATTTATCATCAATGGTCAGAGAAAAAAAATAGCTGGGTAGAAAAAGCTGATGCAGCACAGTTACGCTTGCAAGATAAACGCAGGAGTGCTGGAACTTTGTCCCGGATGCAGATGCTTTCCCAGCTGGAAATCAGTTTGGATAAAAATAAGGCAGCATTGGTTGCAGCTGCTGAAAATGCTATGACTGGTATAGAATTAATCAAGATTCGCAATTACATTCTGGAAACACAAAGTTTTTCGTTGGATAATGATAATTGGTGGAAATTTTTAACTGATGTTCTGCATCTGGATGAAAAGCAAATATTTGATTTATGGAATGATGCTATTCATATTTGA